TTAAGTAACCTTGTAGTTACCAGCTGAGCTACCGCCAATAACGGGAACCTCGGCGTTTTGTGTAATTTCGTCATACACAGCATTAGCTATCGCCTCTGCCATCTTTCCTGCCATGGCGAATTCACCAGTAAGAACGAACCCTTGTGCTTGTAGTTCGTTCTCTAACTTCTCTTTGAGAGATGCTTTACTCATTGCCATGTTATTTACCTGCCTTAACTGTTGTTGATACGTCTACATGTGGTTTGCCGGAGAAAGGACAAATCGTGGCTCCGGTACACACACCAGTGCCGCCATTCATGGTGATGAGATCAGCGACTTCTATGATTTTCTTGGCACTAGTGGTTTTGTTGTTGGTGATTTCTTCTATTTTGTCTTCTAGCACTTTGATGCGTTGATTTAAACATTCGGTGATGTTGTCTTTGTCGGTCTTGCTTTCAAAGTTACCTTCTTCGTCGACCAACTGGTAAACACCTTGGCGTTGTTGGTATCGGCTTTCGCCTTGCTTAATCGCTGGTAACTTGAATCCCAAAGGCAGCACACAACGTATAAAAGGCTTGTCCGGTTGGCCGAACATAAATCCTATTTCTACAATACTTCCGATCGCAGGTGGCTCAAGTCTTCCTGCGTATTCACCCACACCTGGTATTGGTAGTGGTACCGCCTGAAGTGGTGATTTGTCTTTGAACTCTACTCCCTTTTCATCAAGCAGCTGGACATCCACCGCGTAATGCGGATAAAAGCGATCTGATATATCGCCCTCTTCTGGAAGCTCAGGTAACGCGACCACCTTACCCCAACGAGGCAAATGCCAACGTCCGGTTAGCTCAGGAAACAAACGAAAGATGATCCGCTTTATTGCATTTACGTCCATGTCAGCTTCACCTCTGTTCCTTGAAAATCAACGCCCACCAAACGCAAGCCATTGACGATGGCACCTGGTCTTAACTTCGGACTTGCGGGTATTTTCACTGACTTGGCTGTCGTGTGCCCCGTCATCAGGTTATCAGGAATCGTAACTGGCTTATCGGCCCAGTAAGAGTCCTTCCAAGTGCCCACATAGATTTGGCCGTTGCCCTGCTGCTGCCAAAACAGGTCTTCAATACCAAAGGCTTGCGACAGCTCGTCCATCACCCGATATCCATTACCATCACTGTAAAAGCAAGGGATAGACGTTTTACTGTAGGCCGCTTCCGGTACCACAAACTGCAGTCCGGTTTTGTTGGTCACATCGCTGAGTAATTGCATCAACGTTGGGTGGCGAAGCGTGATATCAAGCGGCTTAAACAACAATGCCGCCAACTCGCGACAAAACAGTTCTGACCACCCTTTCTCTGATGCTTGAACACGTTCTATGTAACCAAGGAATACCCGCGAAATGCTGTCACCCCATCCAATATCTACGGCAATGATAGTATTTACCTTTGAAGAACCTTCAACGGAAATCGAGCAGCGACCAGGTGTATTCACATCAAAAAGAATGCGATGGTTCTTTGCTTTAACCTTTTGACTACCAAGATAGACTCGACACACGAATTTGTGGTTTGGCTCCATTATCTCCCCCTATGACAATATTTCGTCTAGTGATTTGAGAAACTTCATGATGCCAGTGAGTTCTACGCTGGTATCTGGCGGAACGTCTTCACTTTCTCCAATTTCTACCGGAGTAGTCACCCCTTGCACCTGCTGTTGTGTTGCTGGTTTATCTTCCTGCCGTTGTTCAACACGCTCAGGAACAGACAAGTGTTCAACCAGATCGAACGCAACATTCCATTGTCGGTTACTCTCTTGTTCATTGGCTCGAATCGTGCCTTGGAATTTAACCTGGCGAATTTTGAGTGCAGCAGCCGTGTTGTTGCTGATGCGGTAAATCTGGCGGGCACTGTTATCTTGCCAGCCTGCCATGGTAAAAAGGTTGCTTAATGCTTCACTCTTGTTGAATGGGATCACGCCACTGACAGACAACACTTTGCCTTTGTTACCTGTTTCGGCTTTGTCAGTCGATGAGGATTGGCCGGACATATCTTGTCCGGCAAGCTGTTGGCGAACGCTGATGCGCAGGTTTTTCAGTGAAATTTGGGTGCCGTTTAGGGTTAGCATCTAGGCAACTCCTACAGGAATCTGAATCGAGCCATAAACTGTCGCATTTGAATATCCGGACTTAACCATATTCACAACATCTTGAGTAACGACATCATTTGCCCCTCTAGGGCTGGCTATTCTAGCCCCCCATATGAAAACAATCTGCTTCTTAAACCTTTCGCTGAACATAGGGTCATACTCACTGGTATCTCCCGTATAATAAGACTGCCAATCAAATATCGTCCCAGGTAAAAACAGCGTTGGCATAATAAGAGAGTCAAATTCGCTTCCAAGCCCCCATAACTTTAGAACTCGACAGTTCGAAAATGTTATCTGGCTGTCAGGGTCAAGGCTATAGATGTTCCCGGCATTCTCCATTGACGATGCAATCCAAGGGCCAACACACTCAGAATCGACCATTTCAAACTTAATATTCATGGTTGAACGCAAGTAAGGTGCATGCCAATCCGAGTTAACCACTCGATAAGACTGATTCACAGCCGATGAGTCTGGGATAGCGAAAGTATCAATGCCATAAACTGACGAGATTTCAGACCAACGTTTTGCGTAAGCGGGGTCAACATTGCCATCTACGTTCTCTACAACACATTTAAACTTGTCATATCGTTTTAGAAAATACAGGTCATCAACATGCTCAACGGTATTTTTAACCGATTTTATACGTACATAATTACTTGCCTTAACATCAGCGTGTTTAATTGAAAAAGAACTTGGTAAGTACGTGTACTTAATCCAATCTTTTCTCAATACTGGGCAATGAATTGAAATCAGATTCACTGTGATGTGGCTTTTAATTGAACTTTCAGAACGGAAGCGGATATTTTCCAGCACGATATCTGGAATGTAGTTCAAGTCCTCACCTCGCCACTCATCTGATGTCGGCGCACCTTCGATAAAGACCAGGTCAAATTTACTCAGTTCCCGTTTTGCCTCAATTGACGGATTGATGATTTTGATTATGCCATCCCAACTGCTGCCATAATCCGTGCGAGTTCGAACCATATAGTCATTTTCGTATACATCCTTTTGACCTTGTGACAGCAATTTAACGTTTTCTAATATAAACTTCCCGGCACCATGAATATTTGAATAGCGATAAACGTTGGTATCTTTCACAACGATGTCCATACCATAAGCATGACTACTCACGCTATATACCGTCGAGTCCTTAACAGTTAAGCGAGAGAAATGATTTCCATCAATACCTCCCCACCCCAGTCGGTTTTGAGCACCTTCAACCAGCGTATTATCACTTTTGTTGGCGAGGAAAAAATACCCAGTATTCAGTTCGCTCCCCAACTGCCCCGCATCAACATTAGTAAGCTTTGTATTGTTACAATATAGATTCTGCGCAACCGTATAAATTGCATCATTGTTATCATTATTACGATTGATAAATGTAATGCTATTAATCTCTACGTCACAACGTTCTGCCGTACATACGTCATATATTTTCGAATTTGACAGGTCAATCTCACCAAATCGAATTTTTATCTTGGACTTCTGAGGCTTAAAACGGATCTTCAGGCCCGAAGCATTGGTGTAGTCAAAATACAGCGGCTTTGATAAGTCTCCCCAATATCCGCTCATACTCAACGGTTCGCACTTATAAACTGGAGTCCATAAGTCATCGTTAAAGCGATACCTTACAATATCGTCACTTTCGATCATGACAAAGCCTTCAAGATTTATCGGGGAATTCGTGGCTTTGCTATACAATCTATGGGCGCCCTTCACCATTTTTGACTGGTCGATGAGATCCGTTAGGTCTAGCCCCCAATCTTGCGGACATTTAAAAATCACATAGTCCTTACCCTGAGGCTGAACTGTATCAGGACGAATTCGAACACGACTAAAATCTGCGTCAACTGTCAGAGGGATTGGATTATCAGTAGCTCTAATAACTAGCTCCCCTTCTCCACCATCAATTTTGTAGTTATTCGCATTAGCAAAAAGAGCCATTCGACGAACGGCATCAGTGCTGTCTTTAACGCCTTTGTGATCAGCGCCAAAACCTTCTGCATAAACCGTTTTTGCTGGGTTAACTCGTAGTTCATATACTCGTTTATTAATGAACTCGAAGGTATTGCCATCAGTATTCACAATGGTGGCTGTTCCATAATCGCCATTATCAATGAAGTCAGCAAGCTCACCATGCGGGGTATCCCAGGCATACCAAAGCGATTTTTCCCCAGTTGGCCAATTGTCTACTTGTAGTGCGCCAACACCATCCAAAACCCGTCCATAATGTCCATAATTGATAGCAAGTAAGTTTCTCTCACTTAACATTGCCGTCTGCAATTTTTCTTCTTTACTAACCCAAGTTTTATCCGCACTCTCCCCTTCCGGTCTCAAATCGCTCACACTTCCATCAGCATGTACCTGCGCAATCTTGCATACGTAGTGCGGGATGTCTTTACCTGCAGAAGAATCGATGTAATCGTCTTTTTCTTCTGCGGTTACGATAAAGTTGAATAACGTTTCTTGTTCACCTGTTGGTGTTCCTTCGCGGTGCGCATCGATATAGATGAACGAGGGTTTGCTGGGTACCTTAACGCTTCGGTCAAATTCCATGCTCACTCGGTTACCAGATACATAACCAGCACCCGCTTTGATTTTGTAAGCGCTGCCCGATGGCGTAACCAAGAAACCATCTGCAATAAACCAGTCTTTGCCGTTCTGGTCGATGATGGACTGCGCCACATCGCTGTCCATCTTCTTCATTCTGTCAGTGGCGTTGTATTGCCAGCTAGATGCATCCACCGTGATGTTGGTGATTTCTGCAATGTCTTTGTATTCAAGTACCACCGAACGCACTAAGGTATTGCCCGCAACACCCGGTTCATCGGCCGTTTTAGGTGTAAGCGCGTGATGGTCAATCGTGACGAGTACGCCATATTCAGAGCAGTATGCGCCTGTCCAGTTAAACTCAAACGGACCAACATCACTGGTCAAAGTGGCGCTGTAAATCACCGAGTCTGTAGAAAGACGCCCTCGCTGTTCAACCTGCTCTTGGTGAACGATGTCGTCCGTCGGTACCACATCATCTGGCTGCGGGAACTCAGGGCGGTTGGGAATATTCGCGAATATCATTTTGTCGATGATAAGCGGCTTTTCTTCAGCATTGAGCTGTGCCAACAGTGCTTTACCTGCGGCGGTTAAAATTGACTTGTCAGTGGTATTTGCCATGTTTAGTAATTCCTTAACTCTTCACTGTGGCTTGGTAATATTCGCAGTCGACGTTCAGCACACTTGGAAGCATGCCAACGTTGAGTCTGGTCTTAACGTGCGATGTTGCGTATTGCGCTTCGACGTTCTTGCTTCGCGCGGCCAACGGCATTTCGACATAACTGGTGTATTGATAACGGCGGCAGGTACGCCCGTATTGACGTACTAATGTGTCTAATAACTTCGGGACATTGGTTAAATCACCATCTCGAATCTTTAGGCTGATCACATCCCAATCGACATTCGCTAACCTTTCATCTTGAGCAATGTGCGGATAACCGAGCTTTTCAAACATATCTTCCCAACCTGCTATCGTGCCTGCGTCGCGAGCAAACCCGTATGCATGAGCCACACGAATGCGAAATAACTCTTCGGGCTCTTGGCCTAAGCGTTCTATCTCTCGTTGCCAGGCAAGAATATTCACCAGTGCCATTGGGGCGGTTAACGGATCATGTTGCTGCAGTGGCATTTCGAATGCGGCTCTTACATATTCCCAGTAATTGCGCATGGCTCGGGCGAACTTAGCCAGCTCGCCTCGGCCCATCCAGTAACGCAGGTTAATCTCAGGAATTTTCAATTGTCACCCCCAGAGAGTTAATTCGCGGTACCGTCAGATTGTTAATGATGTCGGCGTTATCAAATTCGAGTGATTCAATCTCAGAGAACTCCGCATGCAGCTCCTGCCCTAGCCTTGAGAAACTGAATCGAAGAACCGGATTGGTTACCGTTGGCGAGTAATCGGTGTTCTCCCGGAAAGCGGCACCAATAAACTGCTCCACTTTTACGCGTAGGGCATCTCGGTCTTCCATCGTCAGTGAACGCAGTGGCCACACTCGGCAGACAATATCGTGGGTCGTTTCTGGCATGGCGAGCACTTGCAGATCATCACCATGGCCATGCTGACCTTCGACACGGATGTATTCATTCAAATCCGCCAACATTTCTGCGGATGGTTCACCAGTGTCTAAAAGGATGAGTGCGTTTGCGGTACCTGGACCACGCGGGGCGTTATGCTCAAAATAAACATTGTCGTCGTTTATGCCTGCGCGACTGGTGAGCAGCGAACGGTAAGCTGCATCAATGTGCCATCTTGCTACTGCGCTCCACTGGTTACGAATACGTAGGCGGAGTTCGTCATTACTCTCTTTGTCTGCCCCTGCTTCATTCAACCATTCGGCAGGGTTCGTCACTGCGCCAATGCCCGGAATGGCTGTTGGCAAAATGTGGTAATACCCTTCACCTAGGTTGTAAGCCGCGCCCTCGTTCTCTGCCTCGACTTCGGCCATCACCATGGTTTCGTTTTCTGGCATCGTGGTATCCGCAAGCACCTTTACTCGGTAAATCGTGCCATTAATCGGTTCGGTCTGTACCCATGTATCTTTGGAAATAACCAACGCAGGCCCTTTAGCCGCAGAACGTTGAAAAGCGATCATACCTCTGGCTTTTGTTGCCCCTTTGCGGGTGAGTTTGCATTGCCACGCCAACAGGTCGAGCCATTGATCAACGGCGGTCGCAACAAACATATTCGGCAAGACATAGCCAACCAATAAGGTATTGATAAGCCACATCGTGACTTTCACTACCGTGGCTTCAATGAGGCGCCAAAATGGAGAGAACGGTGAGTCGTTTGAGATGATGGAACCTTCTTTGTCCATCTCCTCTTTGAGTACTTTCTTCCACCCTGCTTCATCGGTTGGGATACCCGATTGCTTCACCAGTTCGGAATAATCTGGTTTTGGAATATCAGTCATTAACGCTCTCCGTTATTCACTATCTCTAATTGCAACTCGCCAAAGTCCATGGTGTCAGCAAATACGTAAATCGTGCTCTCGGTTGGTTCATCCAAACGCACGGTACCAGGTACCAATCGAACGTCTTCTTCAACCAGCAATTCCAGCTTGGTGCGGATATCAGCTTTCTTTGATGGGCTTCGCTCAGCGATTAAATCCACCGCTAAGTGGCTCTCGATGATGGCGTGTTTGATGTCTTGGGCGATCACCGCACGGTCTTGGATCAAGATTGGGTTGCGGCCTGCATCGAGCACCACATCCCCGTTCTCAATCAAAATGTCTTGGTATTTGTAATCCGCCATTAGCCTGCCGCCATTTCTATTTCACTCGCCATGTCTTGCGGGCTGTTCATATAAGTCGGATAAATCGCCACACCACCGTAGTTGGTTGAACTGGTTTGGTAGCTGGCAATGTTCTTGGCTGCGCCACCTGGTTGAATTTGTGCACGAGGCGTAGCGCTTTGAACGGACTTCGATTTCACTTGAGTAGCTTCATCATCACCGCCGAAGCCTGGTACCCAATCAATGAGTCCTTTCACGGAATCCCAAATTCCCGCTAGGCTCTGGGTAATCCAATTGAACACTCCGGAAAAAACTTCCTTAATTGAGTTGGCCATATCACCGATAAAGGCAAATCCACTAGTGTCAGTAAAGCCGCTCATGACCCATTGCCAACCTGCCTTGATAAACTCAAACATGGCTCTGAATGGAAGTGTGATTAAAGTGATTGCCCCTTCTAGTACTTGGAACCAGGTTGTGTCACCAAACGAGGCTTTCAAACCATCCCAGTAGAAAATCAGCGCACCAACTGCGGCAATTGCGGCAACGACAGCACCAACAATGAATCCAATTGGGTTCGCCATCATTGCGATGTTTACCGCTAGCATTGCAACGCGAAGCGCTGCCATTCCTTTGGTTAGTAAAAAGTTCACCCCTGTAAACATCTTCATGGTAAGCATATAAGTCGCCATGGCTTGTTTACCGACACCCATCATTAAGGTAAAAGCACCACCTGCTGCTGCTGCACCTAAAATCGCCATGGCAGCAAAACCAATGTACTTTGTCAGGTTTGGGAACATCTCTGTCCATTCGATGATTTCTATCGCACCATCGGCCAAGCTCGAAATCACTGGCAAGAGAGCAGGCAACAACGCCGCACCAAAAGCAGTGCGAACCGCAAACACGCCTTGTTCGAGTCGTTCCCATTGGTCGGTCATCGCTCCAGCCATGTTAATTGCCGTATTTAAGTTACTGGCATCATTTAGGTCTTTGACGCTTGATTGCAGCTCACCCGTTTTACCTATCAAGTCGGTGATAAGCAGTACGGCTTCATCCGAGCCGAAAGCTTGCTTAATCTGATCAATTTCCAGTGAATCTAAATCACCGAATTGGTTGCGCAGTTTCGACATAATGTCGAACATGGGCAGCATTTTTCCGTTACTGTCGGTAAACGACACACCAAGCTTGTCTTGTGCTTTGACAACACCGTTCATAAAAGCTTTGTAACGAGTACCCGCTTCACTACCAGTCATAGAGCCTTGTAGTAGGCCAAGCACGGCCATTTGCTCCTGAATGGCTACGCCGTGAGTTTTACCTAATGCGCCAACACCTTTAAACGCATCCGACATTCCTTGACCCGTGGTTTTGAACATCTCGACAGATTTTGCGGTCATACCTGCAACTTGTTCAGCCCAGTTGTCTTTACCAATCCGATCGGCTTGGTCTTTAAAAACCGAGTACATGGTACCCATGTAGTTGGTAATGGTGGCCGTATCTGCTTTAGTCGCAGCGGCTAAAATAGCCGAGCTTCTTGTGACACCCGCCAGTTCATCGCCTGTCATATCCCCCATAGCAGATTTGATATCATACGAAGCCGCCACAAATTCAGTGGCCGACTTACCGTATTCAACCGAAAACTTCATTGCTGTTTGGGTAAGGGTTTTTAGCTGGTCATTGGCAACACCAAGTGATTTCACTTCACCTAATGCCCTGTCCATCTCAATCGCTGGCATCAAGGCTTGTTGCAATGCAAAGCCAGCACCTACCATGCCTGCCGCTCCTGCCATCATGGTATGAGTACCCTGACGGTAGGTATTGGTGACATCATTCAAATTGCGTTGAATATTACCCAGAGGTTTAGAAATCTGGTCAATCAATCCAACTTGAAATCTGAGAGCTTCTGGTAACATCGTGTTCCTTATCAGCTAAACGCCTTGGCAACCCCGTTAGCGGTAGCAGCTTGCATGTTTTCCCAATACTGACGCTCTAACCAAATGGCCCTTGCAAGGTTCTCTTCGCTGTCTGTCTCACCCGGCAACCACTTACGGCGCCAGGTGAGCATTTGTTCGAGCTCGTTGGAGTCCATAGCCCGAACAAGGGCATCTATTTTTTTACTTTGATCTGCAGCTTAGGCGTGTACTCCTTCAGAACTTCACCCACAACCTGAATCGCTGCACCTGGGTTCTCATTCGTCAGTTCACGAAAGGCTTCTTTGCTTTCTTCTGTAACGGTATTCATTAGAAAGTTATGCGCAGAGTTCACGATTTCACCCTGTGCCAACGCGTTCATGTAGTCGTTGTAATCTGCTTCTGTTGGGACGAACGTGATATCTGCATCGCCAACCGTTAGTACAATTTGTTTGTTCATGCTGCTTCTCGCTTTAATGTTTCGTAAATTCGTGTGAGGCCGTTTTCCAACTGACGTTCCAGACGTTCGAAACCATCATTCACTTCGTCTTTTTTGGCGTAATACTCGGCCACGTGGGTTTTGTATTCAGCAAGCTCTTTAGAGAGTGAAAACAGCTTGCTGATTAGAGCACCGGTTAACATCACCAAAAGGGTGGCAAGCGCAACCAGTGCTGATAACCAGGTTGGGTCCATCGCTATTCCTTTTGTGGAACTTCTTTCAAGCGTTTGCCTTGTAATGCATTGATGATGTCGTCAACCGTCTCTTGCAGAACATCGTTTGTGCTGAGACCTTTCAACGTTTCTAAGCCCCATACCACAAGGCGTGTGGCGAAACGTTCAAGGATGATTGACCAGCCAATTTGAAAGAACAGACCTTTCAGTACTTCCAACAATGTTTTGCCAACGATTCCAGTTAAGAAATTCATGCAGCTTCTCCGATTAGGGATTGATATGCCTGTAGGTAATCTTCTGCTGTTGCTTTACCTGCGCTTGTGTTCCAGTACTTCTTCGCGTACCGAGCCAAACCTTCTAGATCATCGGCATCTGGCAAAGCTTCTGGGAACCGAATTAAATTGAGTCGTGCGGTTGCCACTGCGAACTCGGGTGAAATCACCATGTAACGAGGGTCTAAGTGCTCAACGGGGCAAAACATCGACAGTGCATCCAACAAGTGAGGGCGGCTGTTACCTAACCACTCGACAAGCCAGTTGAAGGTGGCTGGCTCCATTTGGGTAAAGCCCAATGCAGGACCACGTACTTGTTTTGAGTAAGTAAACTTTCCAGACTCATGGGCAATAATCATCAGGATCAGATTAATGGCCGCTTGAGTGTTCATTGTGCCTTTACCACCGGATGCCATATCTAAGTGGTCAAGGACTGGCTTCATGATTTTCTCAACAAAGAGCTTTGCTAAATTCATCGGGTCATTCGCTCCAATTCGCTTTGACACTGGGTGCAGTAGATGCAACCTGGTACTTTTTGGCGGCGTTTTTCTGGGATTGGGTCGCCACATTCGCCGCATTCATGTGCGCTTTCCCGTTCTTCAATTCGCTTAGCCCTTGCCAGTTGGTTGGCAAGCGCCACTTCTGTGAATTGGGTTTCAATACCGCAGGCATGGTCGATAACATCTGCCATCATGCCTCCTTGTTATTGAACCAAATCTTCGGTTTCATCCGGACGTAGGTACGGCACACCGTTGATGCTGACAAAGTCTGGGCTTGTCACCTCGAACGGCAGCTTGTGAACTAATGCACTACCGCCATTCGAATCGGCATCAAGTAGGTCAGAGATTTTGATACGACATCCGAAGGCTTCAATTTTGAGCTCATCTTTATCAATCTTGCCGTAGAACAGCGCGTCAAAATCAGGCATTCCACGCCAAGAGCCGGCTTGTTTAGCGGCTTTGCTGAGCAGATTGAATTGCTGCGTGGTCAGCTCCATTTCACCACTAGCCTCAACATCCCCGTCGACGTAACCATCTGGCACACCAGAGGTTTTATTGACGGCGGAATTATCGGTAATGGATAACGAGACTTTTTGTGCTTTGAGCTTGTAGTCACCCAAAGAGAAATGCATGTTCTTGCCAGAAATTCTCATGGATTACGCCTCCAAATCTGCAGGGTTAGTAAGATCAAGCGCGATGTTGACCACGATGTGTTTCGGGCAGTTATGAGGGCGAACCATCAAACCGATCGACACTTTGGTTTTGGTTACCCACTGAATGGTGACGTCACCATCTTCTGGCGGCATGATTTCACCAGGGAAGGTAATGCCGCCAACTTCTGTCGTTTTCGACATATCACGCATATCTTTGCGGAAGTAAGTGCGGTTCAGCTCAATGCTTGCAGGCGTTGAGTTAAGAATGCGGTCGGCAATACGTCGAATCGCTTTGATACGCACACGGCGGTTAAGCTTGTGCACCGGGCGAACGTATTCGAGGTACTGATAATCGCCGCCTTTGGCTTCCAATGTGGTTGCGTCCGACCAGTACACCCCTTCTAAATCGGCGTACCATTGCGGCAGTGAGTAACGTGCGTCGGCTAGCGTTGCGATGGTGCTCATCTTTAATGCTTTGCCTGCACTGTCCGTTGGCATGTCACCCAAACTCAATACTGAGCCTGTTGCGACACGCATTGGGCTGTCTGCTACCGTGACGTTTCGATCACATAGACGACCAGCAAGTACACCCACGTTATTGCCGTTAAGCAGAGGAACGGGCGTCACAAGGTTTGCAGAAACATCTTTCACCAGGTCAAGCATGGCGGTTTCGTACTCTGCCCACGTTTGGCCTGTATCAGGGGTTGAATCAATGCCCGCACAAGCGGCGAGGAAGAACACCCAGCGACCAAGTTTGCTAGTCAGCTCGGTTGCTTTCGACTGCATATCATCAAACTGAGTTTTGACCGTGACTGGGTCACAAATGGCAATGCCTTCGAATGAGTCAGTCAGGTTCGCTAAATCAACGGCGTCTTGCCATGTTTCACCATCGGCTAAACCAACAATCGCACCCGTCCAGTTTTGTTTGCCGTTGAGCTGAGCGGCTTTCACGTTAAGACCAAGCGCATCATCGGCGACAACTTCGTCAAGGTTGGTCATGTTATTAATGCGGGTCACTTTGCCTTGCAGTTCTGCCTTGTCAGTGCGCCCGATGAAAAGCACGTGACGTTCTATCTCAGGGATACCGCCTTGTGCCAAATTGAGATTGTTAACCTCTACCTTTCCGGTTGCCATTGGTTATTTCCTCTGTTTTGCCTGCTCAAATATCTTGATGAGCTGGCGGTTCACTTCACGTTCTTTACTACCGAGAATCTGACGCTCTGCTAATGGAATATCCCAACTGGTGATATTTGGCTGATTAGAGAGTTCTCGAATGAGCTGTCCTGCTTGTCCATGGGTGATAGTTGCCATCAACTCACGTAAGCTGGCTTTCTTTCGTCCTTTGCCGCTTTTTCTCGGTACCGTGTAACCCAGTTCTCTTAGCTTTCTCGCTTGCCCCTTGGTACAAGGTGCTGAGTAATCCGGTTTACCCCATCGCTTTTGCATTTGGCGCTTGGTCATTTTTTGCTTTTGACCAAGGTGGTGCCTTGCTGCGATTTTTGCGGTTAACTTGTTACTCCAAGTCAAATCAAGCTGGTTGGCGTTTCTCACATAAGGCGTTAAGCCCTTTGCCATCCGCTTTAAAACCTTGCCTTTCTTCTTTCCTTTCTTTGGTTGCAGAGCGCGTCCGTTAACGTCTTTTTGGGACCGAATGCGCTTTCTGGTATTGGTCGTTTCCCAACGGCCAAGGGTTTTCAGTATCCAGACTCGCTTTTTAGGTGGCAGAGCCAGCATGGCCAGCTTTTCCTGCATGTTGAGCACATCGCGCTCATTGACCTTAATTTGCGGCTTCATTCACCAACTCCGCTTCTTCTGCGGTGTAGATTTCAACGGCCTGCACTCGGTAGGTTTCCCCTCGCCAAGTGATCATTCCCGCGGGGTCAGGGATCAGCTCAATCGGCTCCATCATTTCCAGTTCAATGGCAACGTCGGCTACTTCACTGCTGATCACATCAACCGAAAGGTCTGGGTCGCCTAACTCATCTTCATTACGCGTGGTGTCGTAATCGCTCAGCCAACAGGCAACCAAAGCAAGTAAGCAGCGAGGGTCGAGAAGTCGGTGTGGAAACTCTTCAATACTGACCACTGCGTTGTACTTCCAGTAACACGCGATATAACCACCGTTCCCTCTGTCTTCACCGTTTGGCACGATGGAGCCGTTTTCCTGCCAGGCATCGATTTTGTTATCGAGCACATTGGAATTCAGGTGACTGACGATGTAGTCCGTCAGGTGCTCAAGCTTGGTTTTGTTGTAAGTGGTTTCGCTCATATCGAGTCAATCCCATTCGCACTGCGGCCAAGGAGCGCACGCACATCTTTGTTACTCTGGGCGAGAAAACGTGCCTCTTGTTCCGGTTCATCCGTTGCCACGCTTTCACCTTCTTTTCGGCGATCTTGGGTCGCAAACTCTTTCAGCAACTCGGCGTGAGCCCGACCATAAACCGCACGTTTATAGAGCATGATTTTCGGGTTGCTCAGCACTGGCTTTTCACCATCTACGATCAAGCTTTCTAATCGTCCTAGAATATTCAGCGCGGCGATGGTCACCGCGTAGTTCAAAGAGTCGTTATCAAACGTATGGGGAACACGGCGTAAACTACGAAATTCAGCCGTGGATAAATCCGGCCACCCTTCACCTGGTATGGCGATATCGACTGCGCTGTTAACATTTCCGCCAAAGCTCATAACGGTTCCTTGCTTATTTAAATTAGGGCGCCTCTAGCCACTGGGTCGACGGTATCGAGTTAGCCGGTTGGCTTCTCTTACCTCACCAGCCGAGGCGCGGTGGCGTAGGAGTCTTTACAGATTCTTGCCTTCGTTAATAGCGCGAATACGGGCTTCAATCTTCTTGATTTGGGTACCCACCCCCACTTTGCTGTTCTTATCGTGAGCGTGTTGAAGCAGAGCCAAAGCTTTTTCCAACGTTTCTACGTTGCCAACCGCAGTGGCTTGCGGCTGGCCTTCTTCATTTCGAATCAGGTATAAACCCGCGAACTTGTACCACTTGGCGTGAACCTTCTCGTGCAAGCGCCACTCTTTCTCTACCTTTTCGAATACCTGGGAGAAATAAGGTTCGATGGAATGACCACGTTCGGATTCAATCTCCGCCCATGCCAACACTTCGTCAGCACAGAACGTCGGCCAATCACGGTGGAAGTTTTCTGGCGTTGGTAAGTCCAGCTCAATGGCTTTCATGCACCAATCAATCGCTGTATCCAGTTCTTTAACGTCGAATAGCCAAACCACCATGTTGGTAAAGATTGGGTTTTCGAACGCTTCGCCACTTTCTAAATAGGCTTGAACATACGGCTTGTACTTCGGTACCAGCACTTCACGTTTGTGCTTAATTCGATCAGCGATGGCATTGAATGAGCGCAAATACTTGCGGTCTTCTTCAAACTCAATCAGCTTGATGTGCAGGCTGTCGGTATCTGCACCGGAAACGGCTTCCGGTGCAGACTGGTTAGCTTGCTGTTCAATGAGCTTTCGGCGCTGTTTTGCTAATGGGCTAACCATGCATTACTCCTTAAGCGACAGGCTCAACAACGGTGACCGCTTCAATCGCAGCGAACTTATTTAGATTGCCGATTGCATAACCTTCCATACGGATGTGGTTTTGCTTGAAGCGAAGCTCGTCTTCGTCATTCTTCTGCTTGCGCCACTGCGTCCCTTCCTGCGTGAGTACTTGCAGGTTTTTAGTGTTGGTTACCCAAACCATATCGGCAGGGAAGAACGGCGGCGTATAGGCCTTTTTACCCGCAATGGTTTTGGCTAACTGCTGCGCGGCTTTGTGTTCCGTTGGTGTGTTTGCTGATTCCAGTAAACGGTGCTGCTCTGCTGCGACCAGGTTTGAACCGACGAGAACCACAAGATCAGGGTCTTGACGGTGCTCTGGTGCAATCGTGGTATTGATCAGGTCTTGAACCAACGAATCTAGGTTTTTGTATGAATCCGCGGCTGCGCCTGTTGGGTCGAGTTGGGCTGAAGCAAGAACTTGGCTCGCCTTTTTCTCTTTCGCGATGGTTAACCAACCTTTGTTAACATCCTGACCAAGCGGGTTAGCGACTGGGTCTGTGTTAGCTGCGATAGACGTACCATTAAAGCCAACGCGCAACATGTCTAATGCGAAACGGCGAGAGATGGCGTTTTTCATCATGGTCAACCACTGACCTTTTGAGCCTGAGTTTGCCCACTGAGTCATGGTTTCCCACAAGATATGTGCGCCAGAATCCGTCTTAGTCAGCTCGTAAGTATTACCACTTTGGCCGACTTCAACGCTAAAGCGACCACTGTCTTTACGACCTGTAGACAGGCCATCATCACCCACATCAACAACCTGACCTTTAATTTGCTGAACTGGCAGCAATGAGACCATGCCAAGGAAAGCATCAGACTCCATGATCGCCTGACGAAGCTTGGTTTCCATTGGTGGTGTTAGGTTAAATGACTGAGTACCCTGCGGAGCATTTGCTGCTGCTAACGTCGCTGCACAAAACTCTTGTAGGTAGGTGGTAGATAGTGCATTCAGCATTAAAAAATCTCCTCAGATGAGAACTTCTCACTGGTACCCGATGGGTTCGGCTCTTGGCCTGGTACTTCCTGTGAAAGTTCAGCGAATTGGTTTTCGAGACCGTTCACTTTCTCAATTAACGGTTTTAGCTTTTCGTCCAGAGTGGCAGAGAACTGCTCAACGCTTGTGCCCTGCTCTTCTAGCTCTGGTGTTTCTGGCTCGTCTTGCAAATTGAACTCTTCTTTCAGTTCTTGCTTGAACTCGCCTTTGAATGCAGAAAACTGCTCTTTCAGTGCTGCTTTAAGTTGCTCTTCGGTCACATCGGTGTCCTCTACTTTTGATGGAGTTTCTGGCTCTTCATCGCCAGAAGAGAAAAATTCATTAAATGCCGCGAAAAAGCGGTCTTTGCGCGTGAAGCACTCGGAAAAATCGACTTCTTCCAATGCACTGCACTCTAATTCGGTTGTTTCGCCAGATTGACGAGAGAATTGAAGGAGCGAGGTACCAGTGGAGGCTGGGGAGTCAGTCGCAGCTAGGCCCATTAAATAGCAACGCCCTTCGCCCTTGTAATCGGGATTTGGCTCGATGGATGTGAACAGCTTTTGCTTTTTGCGGTTGGCTTCCAGCATGAATTCATTTGGCTCAAGCTTCGCGAACAGACGTAATTTGCCATCTTCTTCTTCAGCTTTAAGCTCAACAACATTGCCCCAGTTTTCACCGTAGCCATAGAATCGACGGTGCTCTGGCCAGATTAGTGCGGTGTACTCTTTCGGGTCATAGCTTGCCGCCATTTGCTCAATCCAATCACGGGTAATCTTACGCCCGTCTACGGTTGGCCCCTCAGTAGCAATGATTTTCCAGTCACTAATCTTTGGCATTTTGGTACTCAAACTTGTCATTCACATATCGGTGTGAGCAAACAATACGCCTTTGAATAACGGCTTTCAGCCACTTCAATTCCTACCAATTCGGATTTTGCCAAAACTAGAATTTTCAGGAATTTATCTAGGTCATCTGCAAGTTTTCGGCGCGTATGATGCAGCTATGGCATATTCAGATGAAATAAGAGAAGCCGCGAAAAAGCTCTATTTACGCGGTGTTCCTCCAAAAGAAATTGCAGCGCAACTGAATCTTAATAGTGAGCGCATCCTTTATACCTGGGCGGAGAAATTCGGCTGGGCGTTGTTGTTGGATGAATTGTCTGTAGAGCAGATGATTAACCGTCGTTTAGCGGTGCTGATAGATAAGGATGAGAAAACCGATCAGCAGCTCAAGGAAATGGACAAGCTAATCGATCACCACGTTAAGCTGTTAAAAGCTCACGCTGATGCAAAAGCCAAAGCAGAGCGACACCTTTCACAAGGCAGCTCACCAAAGAGTGATGGTGACTCATCAAAACAAAGCAGCAGTAATGGCAACCGTAAAAAAAGCCGTAAGAAAAACAGCATTGAGCACCTAACAGAAGATGACTTTAAAGGCTGGCACGAATCCCTGTTCGAATACCAGCACACGATGCGTAACAACATCAAACAGCGTATTCGTAATATTCTCAAGTCTCGCCAGATTGGTGCTACTTACTATTTCAGTGGTGAAGCCTTAGAAGATGCGATTCTGACTGGTGATAACCAAATCTTTCTTTCTGCATCACGCGCACAGGCTGAAGTTTTCCGCAGCTACATCATTGCGATTGGTAAAGAGTTCTTAGACATCGAGTTAACCGGCAATCCTATTATTCTTTCCAACGGTGCCGAACTGCGCTTTTTGTCCACAAACAGCAAAACCGCACAGAGTTACCACGGCCACGTTTATGTCGATGAATACTTCTGGATCCCTAAGTTCGATGAGCTGAACAAACTTGCTTCGGCGATGGCAACGCATAAGAAATGGCGCAAAACCTACTTTTCTACACCATCATCAAAAATGCATCAGGCTTACCCGTTCTGGACTGGAGACCAGTGGCGCAAAGGCAAAGACTCTCGCGCCCATGTCGAATTCCCGACCTTTGATGAATTTCGAGATGGCGGGCGACTCTGCCCCGACAAACAGTGGCGTTATGTTGTCACCATTGAAGATGCGGCAAACGGTGGCTGTGACCTATTCGACATTGACGAACTGCGCGAAGAATACAGCGATGATGATTTCAAAAACCTGTTTATGTGTGTGTTTGTCGACGGTTCGCTGTCTGTCTTCAAATTCTCTGACCTTGAAAAAGGCATGGTGGATGCTGCTTACTGGCAAGACTTCAAACCAAATAACAAACGCCCTTTTGCCACTCGAGAAGTTTGGTTGGGTTACGACCCAAGCCGAACCCGAGACAATGCCTGTTTGGTGGTTGTCGCTCCACCTGCTGTAGCGGGTGAACGTTTCCGTGTATTAGAAAAACACTATTGGAAAGGGCTTAACTTTCAATATCACGTTTCAGAAATAGAGAAAGTCTTTCAGCGCTACAAAGTGACTTACATCGGAGTCGACACCACTGGTATTGGCGGCGGTGTTTGGGACTTAATTTCGAAGAAATACCCACGTGAAGCTCACGCCATCCACTATAGCAACGAAAACAAAAACCGCTTGGTAATGAAGATGATTGACGTAGTAGAAGCCAAACGCCTGCAGTTTGATGCCGAACACAAAGACATTGCCATGGCGTTTATGGCGATTAAGCGCGTCCCAACGGCCAGCGGTAACGCCATGACCTTTAAAGCAGAACGCAGCGAAACGACCGGACACGCCGATGCATTCTGGGCAATCTCTCACGCCATCATTAACGAGCCGTTAGATCACTCAACACCAACTAAATCAACCTGGGCCACTGCAGCATGACCGAGCAAATGAACACTTTAGTCAAACAAGAAGAACACACGCCAGAGTCGGTCTATCACATCGACTCCTCACCAGAGGCCATCGACTCAAACAGTTGGATGACCACCTATTCAGATTTGTTTTACAACGATGCCGATAACTATTGGGAACCACCGATTTCACGCAGTGGCTTAGCGGATATCGCGCGCGCCAACGCCTATCATGGCTCACTGTTGATAGCCCGGGCCAATTACGTAGCCGGACGATTCCAAAATGGAGGCGCTATCCGCCGCCGACACGTCCAAGCTTTTTGCCGTGATTACTTCACCTTTGGTGATGCTGCATTTCTTAAAATCCGCGATGGCTTCAAACGTGTGGTTCGTTTGCATCCATTACCTGGCATGTACCTTCGCAGACGCAAAAACGGCAATTTCGTCATTCTGGAACGCGACAACCAGCAACGCGAATATAAAAAGGAAGATGTTATTTTCCTGCCTCAGTACGACCCGCAGCAGCAAATCTACGGTTTGGCGGATTATCTTGGCAGCATTCAAAGCAGCTTGTTGAATAAAGACGCCACCTTGTTCCGCCGTCGCTACTACAAGAACGGCGCACACATGGGCTTTATCTTCTACGCTACCGACCCTAGCCTTAGCGAAGATGATGAAAAAATGTTGAAGGAAAAGATCGCCAGTTCTAAAGGCGTGGGTAACTTCCGCAGTATGTTTGTGAACATTCCGAACGGCAAAGAGAAAGGGATTCAGCTGATTCCAGTTGGTGATATCGCCACCAAAGATGAATTTGAGCGCATCAAAAATATTACCGCGCAGGATATTCTTGTCGGCCACCGCTTCCCAGTAGGTAAAGCAGGGATTATTCCGCAGGGCACGACCAGTTTAGGCGACCCAACGAAGATAGGCAGTGAATACGCCAAGGATGAGATCATTCCGGTGTGTGAGCTGATTATGGATGAGGTGAACTCAGACCCAGAGGTGCCTAAACACTTGCGCCTTAATTTCAATTTAATACATGGAGATACTGCCTAACCACCCCTCCAAAACTGTATAAAAACACAGCCTTTTGACGTATGATTATTAAGTCAGTCAATAAGCTAGGTGTTTTATATGAGAGTGTTGTGCCCGGAGTGTGGAAGCAAAAGCCGTATCCAAAAATCCAACCGCTTAACCAACAGTCATTCAGATTTGTATTGCAGCTGTAGTGACCCAGAGTGTGGACATACATTTGTGATGAATTTGTCTTACAGCCATACGTTGAGCCCATCTGCAAAAACGACAAGCCAACTAGCATTCAACTTGTGTAAGGCGTTGCCGACAGAGGCACGGCAACAGCTCAAACACCAACTATCTATGTTGTAAATTACTTCGACATAAAAGCAGTACTCTCCGTTTCGCAAGCCATCTCGATAATACTCAAGATGGCTTTTTGTTTTTTGGAGTCCAACTGCCCTTTCGCATCCGCCAGTATTAAGCCTGCTATGTATGCACCTGCCGCTCGAATTCGCTCTGTCGCCTCACTATTTGCTACACCATCAATGACGATCTCTAAAGCAGACAACATGATATCGTTTTGATTTTTATCCGACATATCAACACCCTTACTAATCACCAATGAAATATACTGTATATCCATACAGGTTTCCACAGTGGTTTTTAGACATAATTCACTCATTAGGAATTTTGTTTAACCATGTCTAGGTCAATCTAAGCAGGCTGCAACTATCTAATATGTGGACGCAAATCTAGAATTTCGTGACTGATTGACTAACTCGAGAATAGTCTATACTTGCTAGACGCTTAAGAGTTCGATAGTAGCTGATAAAGGCTGAGTATTGTCGATATAGGGTATAATTTGACGTTGTACTTGTTGCTCATGTTAATAGGCTCTAGTAGTATTGGCGCTCTCAAATCGGTTAAAAACACGACAATATGAATGCATTCATCTTGTCTGTTTCTCTGATCTTATATATTTCAATGTACTAGGTGGCTAAATTTGCATATTGCAGCAGAGACCAAAGCGAACGGCTTGTTGGCTGATGTATTAGAATACATTACTACTGACACTCCATTGAACGAAATGGCAAAAGCTCGTTTTGTAAAAGCAGCAAAAGAATTGCCTTCGTATGAGCAATCTCTTTCTATTCTTGCTTTAATCTACACTGCATCTGGCGATAAAGAAAAAGCTAAATCTCTCTGCTTGGAGTGCCTGGATTTTTTTGAACACCCAGCAACGTTTAACAACTCCCTTACGACCTTAGCTATTAACGGTTTTCCTAAAACACTGCTGAGTTTAGCGTTAGATACTGTTGATAATGTGGGGCAATCAGGCTTGATTTATGCCTACGAGTTAATCGTCGATTGCTTACCTAATTATCATATCTGTTCGACTCTATTCGACGTTCTTAAAAAATGTAATCTCATTGAGACGTACGAAGGTATGTATAAAAGGTTATTATTTATGAAAGAAGTCATGGAGCATGGTCATAAGACACTGCGGATTCCACTAGAAGCCTTTGGTAGCGTAAGTGACTTTGCAGCACAAATAGTAGAGCAGAATCCACATCTGGTTCTTAATAAATGTCGCATGTCTATTTCACATGAGGGTGACTACATCAGTCTTGTTTATTTTGTTGAGATTGAATCTGAAGAGGTTCTAACAGCGGATTTAAACTGGGATTTAGGTGAAAAAATCATTGAAGCTAATTTGGATACGTTACCTTTAGTCGCTAGATTTGAGTCAGTGCGAGGAACAATGATCAAAATGAGAGAAGCATATGCCGGTTAAAGCAGAAGACTTTTTTGAGCAAGCCAAGGAACTTATGGCGTTAGAGCAAAACGAAATTAATATACGCTCATGCATAAGTCGCTGTTACTACGGTATGTACCATAAAGTGCTATCTATTCTGGATCACGAACAAATATTGTATCCCAATAAAGGCTATCACGGTTCACTAATACACTACCTTCAAACAGATGCAGCAAATGATGAAAGCCTTCCCTTTAACTCTTTAAAAGGGCTCGCTTATATGCTGAAACAAGAACGAGATCGAAGACAAGTAGCTGATTATGAACTTTCTGATTCTCCTGATCTACAAAGTGCGCAAGATGCTATAAGTACCGCTGAGAGGTGTCTCCAGCGATGTGACCTACTCGTACAAGATAACTCAACATCTACTGGAACTAATCCTTAAGTATCACATCAACGGCCAATCATCTTCCATCTCTGGGAAGAACGACAGGTCTGGTTGTTGGTACTCTTCTGTCTTCTGTTCTGGTTGGGCTAATGCCTGGTCCCAACCTTCAAAATTCATCCAACTATTGTTTTCTGCAGGTGTGCGGGTAACTTCAACCAGCTGAGCTGGACGAACGTTGCCGTACTCATCGACCTCCGCTGCGCGGATTTGGATACTAGTCTCATTATCAATGCGTAAACTGCTGCCTTTTAGCAGTGCGGCCAGTGCCGTTTCATCAACATTTGGTGGTGAAGTCGCCCTATCCTTCATTGGTTCAAGTATTCGGGATAGCTGATAGCTGATCGCTGACCTGTGACTCGCGATGCTCCGTACAGTTATTGACAGAACTCCGAGAATTAAACCCTAGGTTTCTAATATTGAATATAAGCAGAGCTCTCGCTCTGCTTTCTTTGCGGAAGGATTGTTTAAAATCAAAGTTATTAGTTAACTGAATGGATCTGTCAGATTAGAAGAGAATACGAGCCCATTAAGCTGGTTTTGTTCACACATAGCCTTGAGCCTCTCTGTACAATATAAGTTGCTAGCCCCTTCTAATCTTGATTTAAAGATCACTTTATCTTTCACATCATCATCAATGAATGCAAGAACCTCTAACCCATCAGGGCTTCCATATGAGATCTTCTCTACACACTTTTGTCTATCTTCTTTTCCAAAAGTCAGCGATGTATATAAATACCATTGTTCACCTTGATAGTTGACAGGTAAAAAATCCCCGCTTTCAGATAAGCAACTATTTAGAGCTTCATATGCCCTCGGAGATAAAACAAGATATGTTCGTAACCATAAGCTAATATCAGGTAATACAGAGTTATCGGTTAATACATCTTCAAACTCGACCTCCGCAGGCTTCCAAATATCTTTCAGAGATTTATTTTCAACAGCCTGCAATAAGATTCTCTCAAAATAGTCGAAATCCCCCAACTGGGTAGCGATTTCATCTGGGCCAGAACATACCGACTGAAACTTAGTTAAATCATCTGTAATTTTATAAACCGTCATCATCCTTTCCAAACTTCATTCTTAGCTTCCAAGACCTCTTTAGGGTAGGTGCCACTCTTTAACTCCATTTTGACCCGAAGTAAGTTAGCCTCAAAGTGCTGTTTACTCGGAATACCCTTCGAAAATTTGGAACTAATCCAAGTTTCATAATTAAATGTATGGATCGAACGGTGAGCCGGAGACTTAGGTGCTTCCCAGTTAAAGTCCGTATGCTTCGCATAATTTGTTAACCAAACACCATTTACGGGCGCATTTATGCCAATTTTATGCATGTGCAAATTTAATCTTGCGGCTCTCATTTCTGCTTTTCTAAACCTTCCCGAGCCAGGAATGATATGGTGAGGCTCATGGTTTTTAGTTGGTTTAGGCTCTCCTGCAGCGGTTAGATTATTAGCTAGTTTCGTCGTCGGATGATGCTTTTCAACGAACAACTCTTTCGCATTTTTTTTTAAGTTTTCTGCAGAGTACGATTGCAACTTAGCTTGCATATCTTCAACTCGAGCATGAGCAATGAGTTCAATCCTCATTTTTTTCAAAAACCTCAAGTCTTGTGCTTCAAACTGCAATCGTTTTGCTCTTTGCTGTTCAGTTTCACTCGCAGGTGGAGCCACACGATACTTGCTATAGAAATCGTCGACTAACGCATCAAAACGATCTAAGGCCAACTCAGCTGCAGTTGGATTACTAGGACGATTCGTTTTTCGTCCAACTATACTCAAATTATGCTTCATACTCGTATCCCTCGAACAAACAAAGCCGTTGGATAACATTCACATAACTGACGAGCAAATAATCAATAGCCTTTATGTGGCCTACAGCTCAGATTTTTATGCAAGCAATAGCACTTTAAATCAACTTTAAGAAATAGCGGTTCACTACTCTAACCTTTAAGTTCTTATGACGGCACAAACCGGACTAACTCAATATTGGAAAAAGCCGCCCCTCAAGATAATCTGCCGTAATGCTATGCCAATAAGAAAGCTCACTTTCATCAACTTCCATGTGTGGTATAGATTCATGTAATAGTGATTGCCAATAGGACTGATTCTCCTTAAATCGCTGATATTCAGATTGATAGAAGTGACTCGCGTCTTGTTTTATATCGCTCAGGTCCAAATCCCTGCAGTTCAATGACCACCCTCTTGCACCAGCAGCCCAAACCATAAACTTGTCTACTTTATCCTTAGCCAGTTCTCCTTCAAACGTAATGCAGAAGCGATTGCTCGTATTCACGTGCACTCCTCTGCTATGCAAGTTCTGACTCAGCTTTTCGGCCTGCTTTTCCAAACGGATGATTCTCTGATAAAGCTTGTTCTGATATTCCTCAGATTTCTGCTGCTTTTTGGCGATCGCTTTGGCCTTGATGGTTTGCTCTTTGGCATTTCGTAGCTTACGGATTTGCCGCTTGATTGGCTTTTTCCATTGCTCAAGTTTGTATCCCAACTCCTTAATTATTGCAGTCATATTGCCAGCTTCAAACGAAGCAAGAGTTTCCCAGGCAGGAGCTCTTGAGCACTTCGCGATATTGTATCGATTTCCCTTGATTAGCCCTTGGTCAGCATTTTCACCTTTAGCGGCATAACCGACTGCTTTGATAATGTAAGAACCGGCGGCTTTTGGCTTTTTGATTCGCTCTAATTTCGCAAACCCGTGCCCCCATATCTTTTCAAGTCGCTTAGCCCAAGAACTAAAGAGATGCTCTGGTACTGTCCAACGCAGCAAAATATGAACGTGTGGATTAGGCTCTCCATCTTCATTGGCTGGACACTCGGCTACCCATATGTAATGGAAATCAGCAGGCAAGTTAGTCGGGCCAATATCGCTGGGTTGAGCATGTTTAGCAACTTTCTCCTGGGATAAGTCGCAATACTTTCGTCCACTATCTTTGTCAACTTGGATGGTATGATCCGCAACCCAGCCGCGTTGATACATTTTCTTTGCGCCATCAAGAAAACGAGAGACTTCTTTACCTATCGTTGTCTCTAAGGTTTTTTCCATCGAGAACTCTTGCTTGGGCTTTTGTTTAAGATCGCAATACGGCCCGGCTATGACACTGCCCTGGTTCATAGCTTTAACACGCTTACTATCTAAGGTTGGAAACAGCCAGTATTCTCCACCAATATCCTTGATTGGTTGGTCAACTTTCTTTTCACCACGCTTAGGATGTACTGTCACCATGTTGCGCTTATAGATTATTGGATGATGCGACCCCATGCTGACACACTCACTTCCATCCAACATTCCACCGAATATGGCCATTCGTTGTGCCTTGGTGAAAGTCAGCGTGAGAAAAGTAGAGAAACCACCATGGCAAGCTGCAGTGTAAGCCCCTGCCTCAAAGATTTTAGAAACAGAACGGGACGTCAGCTTTTCCGAGAACCTCTCACCACTGTTTTCCAAAGGCGCAGCACTAGATGGCGTTTCGGTTACCGCCTGAAACTTATAAGTTTCATTCCAAGACCGGTGCATTAGATGCATTGAAATAGGAATCTTTTTAGGTTCGCCTTGTCCTCGTTTTCCATTCTGATTGAGAATGGCAGGTTTGGAGCGCTCGTTCGTTTCATACAAAGCATCATGGCTAAAGTTGGCGTCGGCATTGCTGATGATACTTTTAGGGCGTAGAGACTTGCTCAGGCTCATCAACTGCTTAATTTGCTTGTCTTTTCTGTGGCGAAATTTCTCTGTCGGACTTTTGCGCCCTTTGACTAGCCTATACTCTTCGGCGATTCTCGCCGCCGCTTCGCGGTCGTGTTTCGAGCGGTAATTTTTGGCTTTATAGAAATCAGTTCGCTCTTCAAGATCTCGCTCTCGCTTGGATTTTCGGTTAGGAACGCGGTCATAGATTGGGATTTTTTTGACCATGCCACTATCCAAAAGGGCTTGTTCCTGGTCTGAGTAAATTTTGGAACCTAAAAAACCAGCATTGTAGCTGGCGTCATTTTTTCTGATTCGGTCAAGGGGCATTACCACCCCACCGATATAGAGAAGATCAGATTGATTCATACTCCATCCCTAATTTTTCTTTCGCAAATACAACAAACCGCTTTTGCCAATGAGGCTTATTAACGAAGCTTTCCAGTTCTTCAATTCGAATGTTCATGGTTACGCCCCAACCTTCTGGCCCTGCAAAGTAGGCAACCGCACACTTTTCGAATGTCGCCGTTCTACCTTCAAAAACTTGGATCTTGTCTTCATCTACAGAGAGGGAAGTAATCTTCTTGTATTTCATACCGCCTCCAGTTCCTGAGTCGTCACCAACATAAAACCGCCCTTGATACCTTTACTCAACACGCCTTTGGTTAGGTGAGTGCAACTAAGGGAAACACATGCCTGTTCGATGGCTTGGTCTAGTGAGTCGAAGTCGCCAACCATCACATTGGCAACTTCTTGGGTTTCTTCATGGCGGATGATGCCGCCATCTGGGCAAAGCATTATTGCGGCGTATTGCATGACTCACGCTCCAGTTCTTGTAAGTAACAAGTCGCTTCTTCAATGAAAGAGCGCCCGCCTTCGACCGTCAGCTCCGCATCCGTAGTCGTGTATCCGGCAGAACGAGTAATCTCATAACCTGCTTCGATGCAGTTACAACACTCTTCTAAGCGGTCTTTCAGCATTTCAATTAGCTGCTTAGCCTCATTAACGTTGGTACTCATGCTGCCTCCTCCGCTTCAATTTGATCACGGCGAACAGCAATGCGCTCAATCAGGTCATCTTCAATGTTCAGCAGTTCTTCTAGCGCACGTTCCTTATCAATCAACACAACGTTGTGGGCGTGGTTCGTCGTGTTTTCATCAAACACAATCACGTTCAGGAGGCTCATTTTTGATGAGTACTCGATACGAATACTGATGATGTCTGCACTATCCAACGCCAAAGCAAACAGGCTGTTGATGGTTGCTTGGATGGCGAGTTTGTTTGCTACTTCATTAAGGTCTTTATTCATCTTCTGTGCTCCTACGCTAAGACGAAAAAAAGCCCCCCCGATACAGCGGGGGTAAGGCTGGCTTGGTGATTAATGGGTACTGCTGAACTGGTAGGTTTAAGGCGACGAACGTCACCGACATTGCGGTCGAATAACGTTGCGACTTCTTTAATCTGTTGCATTCCGTTGCGGATTTTGTGTAGTTCCAAATCGTTAAAGCTGTCGAAGTCGCGAACGTGCTCCGAGGCTTTCAGATCACCGGCTATCAATACCAAGCCGCGAAAGCGTGGTGGCATACCGTTCCACAACTGCTTCAACTTGCCGCGTGTAGCTGAACCATTGAACAAGGCTTTACAGGCGGCAATGCTCTCACTCGCGTTGGGGATTTGCTTTTGTTGTTTTTGTTGAATAGCTAACTGACTCATTGGTTCTCCTTAGGCTAAGCCCGGAAGTGGCGCACCGTTGGCTAGGAAATCTGTGCTCATTTGCATGAGTGGCTGTAAGCCCGTGGTGCGGTTTTCTAAATCGTTTACGAACAAAACCAAGTTGCCGATGGCGGCTTGAACCTTGGCAATGGTTTTTCGTTTTTGACTGCGAGGTAAACGGTCTGCGCTGCACATGTGCATTGCATCGCTAGACAGCTCACCCGAGAAGTGGCTATTGAGCAGCGTGCGCTCTAAAAGGTTCTTATCTTCCCCGCCTTGAGGTAACTGAACCGTCACCACACCTAAGTCAGCGAAGAGTGTGTTCACAATCGTGTAATCGCCGGATTCTTTACTCAGCAATGCTAAATCCACTGGGTCGAGCTTGTGCGGCTGTTCTGGGTTGAGCTTGTTACGCAGCATTCTCCCAGTCAGGCCAATGCGTGGAGCAAGCTTTTCCATATTGTGATTGATGGCGAAATCGCAGCATGCAGCGTTAAAAGATTGCTGTTTGCGTTCGCGGAATCCGCACATGGCGATGTTTGCGTCCATGATCAACACTCTTAGATGAAAGGCGGTACGAGAATGACAACCAACGCAAACGCATTTAGCCACATTGGGCAGTATGTTTTGGTTGGAACAAGCGAGGAAAAGCCCATGACTTAACCCAGCGCAGCAATAGCTTCACGAGCAGCCATTTCATGCATGGCAACCATGTTAATCAGCGGTTTATCGCGGCGCTTGTCTTTTGGCTTAATGATGACGCGGCCTTCAGTCACGTATTGTTTGATGGTGCCAATCGGCAAACCAGTAAGACGGGAGTATTCTTCGTAAGTCACATATGGACTTAGTGGAGGTATCTTGTACGTTAACATGGTGATATCCTTGTATTTATATCTATCTTCTTCGGTTATCTCTTGCTTTGGCCGGCGAGCTATCCGAAAACAAGTTTAGTATTGATCCGATTTTTCGTACGGTCAACGCATTCTCGTACAAAATTGAAATCAATCACATAATGGTGAACGATTATGAGTGCAGAAATGGCTATTTTTGATTACATCAAAGGCGAGGCATTCACTGACAAACTAAAAGAAATCAATGGTGTAAGCTCTCTTGGAGAACTGGCGCAGATATATGGTGTACCTAAAACCACTTTTAGTACTTGGAACTCACACAACAGAAACTCACACGAACTGGTTGTGAGGACTCATTTACGTACAGGCATCCCAGTTAAAGAGCTGATTCTTCCCAACGACTACCCTGAGACCGAACTACACCATTCTTTTTGGGGTAATCAAAAAGCGTCTGAAGCAGAGGTGACTTCATCGAGTCCAGAGCTACAGAACCCTCAGTTAGCCATCGTCGCGATTAAAAGTTTCTGCCTTACGAATGGCCAGCTTGTGCCAACTGGAGAGATTCCATACGCACAACGCATGTTCAACTCTTGGGATTTAGAAGCCAGCAACACCATTGAGATCGAAACGAACGAAGGCCGCTTTCTGGTAGATAAAAAACAGAACGATGCAGTGAGTGGTGAGTATTTAATTGATATGAATGGACGTCTGTCAATCAACCACATTCAACGATTACCAAACAAACTAGCAGTCGTATTTGGCAACGCGACGGTTGAAGTCTCAGAGGAAGATATCAAAGTAATTGGCCGCGTGGCGGTAACATTAAGAAAAGAATAATTATTAAATTGGTTGTCTAGGAGAACACAATGGAATTCATTGGCTTAGGTTTAGTAGCACTTATTGTAATAGGTGTTTATTTCGTTCAGTCGTCTAAAAAAGCGATGAGAGACCCCGAAAAATTTCGGGAGTATGTCAATAGCAAAGGTTACGACGTCGAACAACAAAAAGACTTCTGCAAACGACTTGGTATCGATTACGAAAAGGTCGCGGTAACACCTAGCAGAAAGACTTCACCAACGCCTACTACAAAAGTAGCACCTCAAAAATCAATCACGTCTGAAAGCTCTGAAGTTGAAACACTAACACCACGCAGAGAAAAAGCGCTCTACAACCTAGCCAATAAGATTTTAGAAGATGACGTTGTTGATTTAGAAGAATCAAAAAAGCTTCGCGCATGGTTTAAGCGTTACCCTGAATCTAAAGAAGACCCTAAAACCAAAGAGCTAGCAGCAATAAATGAACTTTACTTAGAAGACAAAGTACTCGACAACGATGAAGCTCTTCATCTCTTCGCCCTTCTAACCGATTTCTGTGATGGATTCGAGGAACGCGAACAAGCCAACCAAAAACCTAAGAAGAAGCCAGCTCCGAAATCCGGAAAGCGAATCAATGTCGCAACGTCGTCCAAATTATCGTTTCTTAATGAGCTGGAATTGGATGCTCAGTATTTCATGAGCTACAAAGATTCCGCAGGGAAAGTATCTGACCGCGAGATTGTTTTGAGAAAAATTGAGCAAAACGCAAGTGGCGATACATACGTCAAAGCTTTCTGTTTGATGAGAAACTCTATTCGCACGTTCAGAGCAGACCGAATCACTGATATTTGCAGCGTAGAGACTGGCGAGGCGTTTGTTTAGTATGAATGGACTAGTGCATATTAACGATATTCAACGATTACTAAATAAACAGGCAGTCGTGTTTGGTAACTCGACCGTTGAAGTATCAGAACAAAATATCAAAGTGATCGGCCGCGTAGCGGTAGCGATGGAGAATGTGTGATGCAGGACTTTCACGTAGGTTTACCTGTTAAAAACTATATAGAGACCTGTATTAATGAGTTTATTGACCAACCAAATGATACACTAGTATTGGCTGAGTTTGATCAAGAATCAGCAGTATTTGATGACAAGGTTTTTTTTCCAGATAACATCAAAAAATGTTCAAGTAAATTAAGGAAGTTAGTTATACATAACGAGGGATGTATCGATAGCTTCTCTCATATCAATTCTCTGGTAAACCTCGAAAAAGTGGAAGTAGGTGATATAAGTGTAGGTGCTCTTGAACAACTACTAGAACTTCCAAAGCTAAATAGCTTAGATTTTTTCATATATGAGTCAATATCAGATAGGCCAGACTTACTAACCAAAATATCCAATCTAGCCAACATAAACACTACATACGTTCTATATGAAGAGCTTTTAGACGCCAACCTAAAAATAAAAAACATAATATCTTATTCAATTAACGAAGTTTTTGATTTGGATTTATTTTTAGATTTATCAAATAGAGGAGTAACATTCTCTAGCGTCTACATTTCTTTTAATCATGATGATAACTTAAAACTAGTATTTAAAGAATACGATTGGTCTAGTCTTAGTTTCGTTGAATCTATAACTATGCGTTCTGACGACACTGATATTATTGAGTTTTTCATTGAAAAACTGCCTAACTTTAAGTGTAAGAAATTAGATTTATCTTTTTATAAACTCGATGAAGAAGAAAATAAAACCATAAATCTAGACAAGCTTAAAGAGGTGGATACCCTCATTAGTTTAAGACTAGTGAGTTATAACTGTAATATGGAAAACGATGAATCAATCACGTTTCTTAATAAGCTAGAAAGTATAGACCTTGACTTCAACATCTCTCAGAAAACTTTAGATAACTTAAGCAAACTAAAGAATCTAAAGTCTGTAAAAATATGCACTGAAAATACAATTACCAACCTCGACTTCTTAAAAAAAAGTAGTAACCTTGAGAATCTAAACTTAGATTTAGATTTAGATTCTATTGATTTAGATTCTATACATTTTCAAAATATAATAGGACAGCTATTTAATTTACGTGAACTTGTTCTTCGCTGTAACATTTCATTTTCTTTAGAGTCTATTTCTAAGTTAACTAGCCTTAAAATACTAAACATTTCAAGACTGTCTGTAACTGATGAACCCGGCTCGATTTACTTGCCAAGCATTAATAATTTAACTATAAATGGGTTCGAACAGTCCCATCTTATCACAGCATTTCCAAACTTAAATGCCCTCACAGTTTTCTGGTGCGCTCAGGAAGTTGATAGATTTATAAGGCACAACTCATCCTTAAAAGAAATAACTTTTCATGACTGTGGTGATCTAGATAGATTGTCCTCAATTTCAACGTTATCAAACCTTGAAGAACTGGTTATTTTTAATTCCCCCTTAACAACTATTGAAGGTATCGAAAAGCTAACTAAGCTATCTAAACTAACTATAGGTGAGTGCCCACATTTGACCTCGATTGAGGAGATCATTCACCTAGGTAATTTGAAATCCGTATGGCTATTTGAAAATGAGTCCCTCAGAATGTCATGGCCTGTAGCTAAGATGTTGTTTTTTGATAAAACGATAACCATGGCCAGCGGATTGAGTTATTGCGAACACATACCTACAGAGTTAACTCTCATGACTCAAAACCACAAACTAGAAGCATGGTATGACGAAATATTAGCTCATGACTACGAATCCCCATCAGCCGTTAAGGTTATGCTTTTAGGTAATGGCCGTATTGGGAAAACTCAACTAGCTAGAAGACTGCGAGGCAAAAAGTACGATGATACTATTGCTAGTACACATGGAATAGAAGTCTTCGACTTTCAAGCCGAGCACGATAGTAATATTAATATTCAATGCTGGGACTTTGGCGGACAAGACGTCTACTTAGGCACACACTCATTGTTCATCGATAATAGAGCTTTATACCTGCTACTCTGGACTCCAGAATCAGAAAATACAGACATAGTAGAGTGTGAAGAAATTAAGATCCGAAACCGCCCTCTTAGCTATTGGTTAGCGTATCTAAAATCGCTCGCAGGGAAAAACGCGAATGTACTGATTTGCCAAAGTCAATGTGATGATGCTAGTAAGGATCAAACAGCCCCCATTCCACAGCCAACACCAATTAGTAAAGTTCGACCTCTTACTTTAAGCGCTAAATTAGACAACGGCTTAGATATATTTAAACCCCACTTTAAACGTGCTGTAGATTTTCAGCTGACTCAAAACGGTGATGTTTGGATACCTAAATCTTGGTTGAGAATAGTTGAAAAAATAGATCAAATGAAACAGCAGTCCATTGATACTCTTCCTTACTCTGAATACTTGAACCTATGCGAAGAATGTCATGTTCACGCCCCTGAAACTCTTGCTTCATACTTGCATCAGTCAGGCAAAGTTTTCTATCGCGAAGACTGCTTCGACAGTCAGCTAATCTTGAATCAACAATGGGCACTTCAAGGTGTTTATCTATTGCTACATAGAGAAGATGCCATCCCAAACCTTGTTCGCATGGGAGGGAAGTTTAATCAGGAAACTATAGAACGCTTGCTTTGGAAGAGTTTAGACAATAGCGAAGATAAACAGTTATTAAATGAAGACAGGCTTTTATTTATTGAAATGATGACGCAATGTGGGGCGTGTTTCAAAATTGATAATGATTGCTATATCGCCCCCGATGCTCTCCCTGAATTCGAAGTTAGCCAACAACGAATTGAACAAACTTGGCAAGGCGCAGAAGCTAACTACCACGTCCGGCTTAATTATGATTTTCTACATGACGCAACAATGCGCTATTTGCTAAGTAAAATAGGTGAGAATGCAAGATCTGAAGCCTGTTACTGGAAATATGGGTGTTGTTATTATGACAGCAAACATAAGGCCAAGGTGTTTTTTAACTGCTGTCTATTGACCGAAGAGCAAAAGAAAGACTCTCAAGATTTTATCAATTATGGTCAACCAGGTTATATCGATATAAAAATAAAAGCTGCATCGCCAAAACTGGTTGAGCACTTGATCGATTCTATATCAAAAACCAACCACTTAGATGCTAAAGCGATTGTTGAGTGGTTCAAAGGCGAACCAAAAGAAGAAAAAGAGAAGGAAAACCGAGTGGAACAAGAACAAAAAGAGCCATTTTCTAATATTGGTAAAGGTGCCCTAGACCCCAACCGTAAACCGAATGTTTATTTTTCATATGCTTGGGGTAAAGACGAAAATGACCCAAAACAAAAAGTATGTGATGAAATATTTAACAAACTGAAATCGGATAACAGTATTCAAATTTTCCGCGATAAAGACTCTATGGATAGCGGAGACAGTATTGAGGCTTTTGAAAAACAAATTGGTAAGGCCGATTTTGTCTTTATAATTATTAGTGAAAAGTCACTATATCAATCATCACATTGCATGAATGAGCTTCGTCTTGTTTACGAAAGAGCGCAAAGTGAAAAGCAGGAGTTTGTTAGCAAAGTCATACCCGTCATTATGGACGACGCAGAAATCGACAGTCCGATTGATAGACTAAAAGTCGTTAGAAATTGGACTCAAAAAAGAGACGAATTAGACAGCATTATCTCTGAGGTGGGTGCTGAGGCTGCTGGTGCAGAATCTACAAACCAACTGCAAATTATGAGATCCTTTATTAACTCCACTGCTAATGCTTTAACTTGGATAGCTGACTTGGTGATTAACAGAACTCCAGAACTTCAAGCTGAAACAGCTATATCCTTGCTTAAAACGCGCATAGAGCAATCAAAACAATAATCGAAAAGCCCCTTTAACTAGGGGCCTATTTATTCAAAATGGAGTGATTTTTGGCCTACGAACTCCCGACGATAAGCGTAACCAAATCTTTTCCACCACAAAATTGTTTCGGTAAGAAGCACAACCATCAAAGTATCTTCAGTTATGCTGCGATGCAAGCTTGGCCCCGCTAGTTCAATTTACCATACGTTTCATGGGCGTTGACTTCCAAACTATCGCCCAGTCCTAATTATTTTTGTCACACAGTAGATCATTAATACCACTGGTATCGTCGTAGGGAGAGACCACTCAAAAAGTTTGGTCTACACAAATGCCTTCGATGCGTCTAATCTACCATTATAATTTCTAGCAGAACGCCTTCAATGAGCTTTTGAAGCTATCTCTCTACTGTGAAAGAGTTGAATTGATAGAGTCTATTGAAGAACTCTCATCTTTATTTACAATATTCATCTTACGGAATGACAAATACTTCGTAAAACCTGTAGAGATGATGGCTTTGTTATTGGGAGATATGCCAACATGGCCAACGACTATCACATCTGAACCATCGAGCTCACCAACATCTTTAATCTTAAAGTTTCTAAGGAGCTGGTCTTTTAACTCTGGTCTAAGACTTATGCTAGGCTCAGTTCTGTAGTCACCATAGTTCAGCCAAAGAACTCCATTTTTATCTATATTCAAGTTGTTTATTGGACCCCAGAATATATATTCCTTTCCTGTGTGCTTTTCACTTGCTTCTGATATAGGAACTAAGAAGTCTGAGAGTTGACCTTTAATAATTTCTCTTCCGCCGTCAGTCACAATGTTGATCGTCTGTCCCTTATCTGCATAATTGGGATTACGACATAGGTTTGTTAACAGCGCTCTCAAAGATTTATTTAGTGGGAAACCTGAACCAGAACCAACCCCAGATGCCGGCCTTGCCGTTACTCGTGTTGATTCCTCTTCACCGTGCTTGCCGTTGTCTTGAGACACGTACAATGAATTGTTGTTGACTTTATCTAGATCTACACGAATATCAGAAGATAAATCTCCTTCTCCCGCTGATTCATCTTCCCCATCAGGTTTCATCAATACCGTCGAAGCGTCGCAATTAGGTTTATGGCGAGCACCAAAACATGCCATACGGTCGATTTTTGCTGTCTTATATCCCTTAACAAACCAAGCTTTTTCTCCACAAGCTTTGCAGTCAATTAATCCTCGAAATTTACCCGGATCATCTTCATACATTTCCGTTGTACAATCCGACCCATCTTCCCTATAGGTGCAAACAAGCATACTCACCTCAATACATATACTACCGTACTAATCCCGATTTATCAGCAATTTGTGTATCGGTCAAACCGTAGTCTTCTCTTTGCGATATAGAGCATACTCATTCTTGTTCGTTCATTCTCAACTTAAACCTTGCAAAAAATACCACATAGAAATACTGTATATAAAAACAGTTACACTTATCTCATTATGACAATTCGAAACCTCAAAGACAGCAGCAAAAAACCTTGGCTTTGTGAATGCTACCCACAAGGTCGAGCTGGTAAACGTGTCCGTAAGCGCTTCGCAACCAAAGGCGAAGCGACCGCTTTTGAACTTCATCTAATGAAAGAGGTGGATGACAAGCCGTGGTTGGGCAGTAAGCCCGATCACCGTCGATTATCCAACTTGGTAGAACTTTGGTACAAACTCCACGGTAAGAATCTAAAATCTGGCGAACATACCCTTCTGCGCCTAGAAAATATGGTTGAAGACTTAGGCGACCCAATTGCAACCCACCTAAATTCTATACACCTCGCGACTTACCGAGCAACCCGCATGAATAGAGGACGAGGCCAACACCACAAAGAGCTATCAATCTCATCCAATAATGTGGACTTTGGATTGCTTAAAGCAATGTTCAATAAGTTGATAAAGATTGGAGAGTGGAAACTGCCTAATCCGGTTGATGGTATTGAGGCAATCAAAAAGCCGGAATCCGAACTGACGTTCTTGACCGAACAAGAAATTCGTCACCTGCTCAACGTGGCACAGGAAAGCCCAATTGGCGATGAGTTAACAAGGATATATAAAGTTTGCCTGGCGACTGGTGCGCGTATCAGGGAAGCGATTTACCTGAAAGGCTCTAACCTGACGAAATACCGCATCACCTACAACAATACCAAAGGCAAACGGAACAGAACGGTACCAATTTCTGAAGAGTTGTATAACCAAATCTATAAGCCAACCAATGACCGGCTTTTTACATGCGGTTACGGCGTAGCATACAAGTGGTTGACTAAAGCCCTTCCCCATTTACCCGAAGGCCAAGCCACTCACGTTTTACGTCATACGTTCGCGAGCCACTTTATGACTAATGGCGGCAACATTCTTGTATTGAAAGAAATCCTCGGACATCAGCATATCGATCACACGATGATTTACGCCCACTTTTCACCAAACCATTTGAGTGATGCGGTGAGGTTTAACCCGCTTACGGCTCTCAGTATTTAG